GTGTATAATCATCCACACCGACCACACCGACAGACGAAGTAACGAGGTTGAATCGCGCGTTACCACCACTAAGTGCCACGCTACCGATGAACGCCGTCTCGGCGAGAGACGCGTCACCGAGTATCTCGACTTCGTCTGTGGCCTCGTAGCCTGTTTGGCGAAAATCAATCGGACTGACTTCGACATAGGTTAGACCCGCTGTCGCATTAGTGGAGACCAAATCCGGGTCGGGGAACTGTATTTGGAGAAAATCTGCCACCTTCTGCGGTGTAGTATAGACAGTCGCATCGGGGTCGAGAGGTTGAGGAGGTCGTTCACCCGGCTGGAATATAACTGGCATTCGTCACCTTCTCCTCATAGCAGCCTGTCGTCCGAGTAGTTCAATCTCGTCACGGCTTAGCCCCCGAGTTTTTTGTGATTCTGTGGTGGGTGGAGGTTGCTCGCGCGCTACGCGGAGATAATCACCGATGTCTTGAGGCGACCAGCCGCGTTCGGGTTCGGGTTCCGGTCCTTCCTCGTCATACCCGATTGGTACTTCGGCGCTGTGAAGGTCAACATACGGTGTTGGTTCGTCGAGTTTAGGGAATCGGCCTGTGGGAGGCCCACCGAAAGTACCGTGAGTCAATTTGCCGCCTGTGCGCCCCATACGCGGCTGCATTTCGTGCGGGTCATCCATTTCAGCCGTAGCACGCTCTTGGTCTTCGGGTCTCTCCTTGTATGGGTAGGTATTCGGAGTATAGGGCCATTTGTCTGCATCCGCGCCCACTGAAGAGTCGTAGTCCGACCCATAACCAAGTACACGCTTTGATTGGGATATTGGATTTATGTCAAAACTCTCGCTCGTCTCGGGGTCGAATACGCCTCGTGGTTGCATCGCTTCGCCAAGATGACCCGACATGATATGCCGGCTCGTCATTTCACTGGGGTCGGGTTTCTTGGTAGCATGACCCACACGCCCCAGCGTAGGGTCGATACCGTACGCGGCATGGCGTAATTGAGTGGGCGTCAACTCCTTGAGTACACCCCAAGCGGTCTCAAATGCGCTCATTCAGCCGCCTCCTCGGGAGGTAGTCCCATTTCTTCACGCATTCTGCGCGCTTGAATACGCAAAATCTCGTCGGCGCATTCTTCGCACCACAGGTCGCCATGCTGCTCAACCATAGCAGGGTTCTTGTTGCATAGTTCGCAGGGCGGGTTTTCCATCCGCTGTTGTTGCTGTTCGCGTTCCTCCTGTTGCTGAATCTTCTTCCATTGGTCGGCTTGCTCGTGACCGCGCTGTTGGTCTTCACGACTACCCATAGTACCCTTGAGGAACCCCCACGCCTTCTGCATAGGTGTAGTCTCGCGATGAACCGCGCAGAACTCCTCGCTCGGGTCACACGCTGCGTGACAACCCGGCATGGTGCATTCATCCCAGCCTTCTGTTGAAGTCATTGGTCTGCTCTCACCTCGGCCAAATTAAAGTTCATTGGTTGGTTGCACGCGCCACAGCGCTCAACCCAACAGAAATGCAACATCCCACACTGCACGCAACGAGTACCGCTACCTATGTCTACAATATCACGCAAGTTGCGTGTACGGGCGCGTTGCTGTTGTGTCACACCCGCGAGAGGATTCTCGGGAGCAGTAACACTACCTGCGCCTACGGATTCGGCCTTCTGCCAGCCTTGCTTTTCCATTCGCTGTAAATCGTCTACGGTGTAGTGTGACATGATACTCCCCTCTCATACATGAAGCACCGTGTAAACGACCTCACCGCGTGTTATTTCCATATCAAAAGACACAACATCCGCGGAATCGACTACATCAGCGGCAAGCGCTGCCGCAAGCGACGCGGCGAGCGTACCATTGGGTATTTCAGCCGGTTCAAACCGGTAGACCTTTGCTACTATTACCGCCACGGGGTCTCACCCCGCTTACCTACGGCCAATCGCAATCCAAGTACCAGTCTGCGCACCGGCCGCGCTCGTAATCCCCACAGTAAGCGTGTTGTTGCTCACTCGGGGCGCGTTCGCCGCACTCGGCACTGCTCCATCAGCGGTCGCTACCATAGACAGTATCGCGCTGAACTGTCCACTCAAGTCGAGAGTCCCTCCGCCTGCCGTATAGGTACCGGTCACTACATGGAAATTACCAAAAGCACTTGTTCTTTCATCTGCTGTCACTACCATTATTCAGTCACCTCTTCAGTCTCTATGGAGTCTGTCACGCTATCTTCGATAGCGGCTCCATTCATAGCCTCTTCGGTGGATTCGCCTTCATCTGCCACTTCTTCGGTCGTTTCGACGACCTCTTCCGCGTCATTTTCAGTCTCTTCCATACCAAGAGTATCGCGCACTGTGCGTAACAGTTGCGCCTTAGTCAAACCAGCGCGCGCTCGCACATCATGCAGCGTTAGCCAGTCGTAAAGTTGTTGTCGTGTCCATCCCTTGTCGGGGTCGCCATCCGCGTCGAGGTCGAGTAGCGCATTCGCGTCTTCTGCGACCACGAAATCGGGGTCACCTTCGACACGGCCTCTATTGCTCTCAAGCCAATTTTGTGTCACAGTCTGTGGAATACCACGCGAGAACTCCCCAAAAGGAGACCGCTTGGTAGGCCAACGCCCGCGATAAGTCACGGTGGGCATTTAATGCCCCCTCACACGCATAGGATGAGGAGATTGCAGTCTACCGAGACAGGTGCCCCAGCGGTTGCGGCCTCATTCAGCGTAAGGACAAGTCCCGCATTCGCCAAATCCATCGCTGCTGTCGCTCCGGTGTTGTCTACTGCATTACCGACTGCCTGTATGATGCTTGTTACATCACCCGATAGAGTAAGAGTGTCCGTAGTCACTGCCCCAGTCCAAGTCACCGCAAGCCAATTCACAGCGTTTTGGTAATCGTTCGTACCGTCGGTCTGTCGCGCCTCAAATGGAGTGAGCGTGCCCGGATAGGTTGCGCCTCCTCCAAGCCAAGTTGTTCCGTCGTCTGCTACGCCGCCGCGTCCCAGTTCCCACTGTAGACCGACAACGGCTGTTCCGCTGCTTGCTGTTACTGTAATTGTTCCAGTCATTTATTCACTTCCTGTTATCTCCCTGTGTCTCCACCTCAAGTGAGGTCACGAATACTCCCTTGTGCTCCATAGAAAGAGCACCAAAGTTCGCCCATCGTTCTGTACAACCCCTCTTGACCGAGTCGGTTGATGGCGAACGGGTCACCAGTTTCAATTCCACTCTCAAAGTATTGGGTTGGGATGGCTGTTTGGAACCACAAGTAGTCGGTGTCGAGGTAGTAAATCCTGCTGCTGCCGTCTGCGGTGACATCCTTGCTCGGGATGATTGGAACCCCGTTGTAGGTCGCCACGATGAATCCGGCTTCAATACCGGGAACACCCTTAACGCCGCTGTAAGACGGTGTGACTCTCTTAGTCTCCATGAATCGCTGTTGCGACTGCAAGAGTTGCTGAATGTTCATCAGTGTGTCGTAGCCGGTCAGTATGACTTTCGGGTTACCACCACGAGTCCATACTTGCTGGAAGATGGTATCAAGGAAGTCAAGGCTCAAAGCGCGGTTGGTGCTTGTCGCATCAACGCTGACTTCTGCACTGTGGAAATCCGCGCTACCGTCACGAGTAATTGAATACATATCGTGGTCGGTAAGAGCGCTTACATGCACACCGGCAGTCATATTATCCGGGTCAGAAGTGACTCGGTCAAGTGATTCAAAGTCGTTCGATGCTGGGGTGTCGACATCGGCTGTCAGCATTCGGTTGATGTGGTCCGCGTGATGTTTGCCCATTTCCTCTTTGAGAACTTGGCGCACATCACCCATACCGTCATCCTTGTCCGAAAGGAACATCGCAACTTCCGACAAGTCGAAGGTGTGCGCGATGGTCTTTGGTTTGGCTGCAACATGCAAAAAGTTGGGTTTGGTTGTGTCCGGTAAGGTCGCGTTTTCAGCAACACCACCGCCGGCTGTGAAGGAAGCCTTAGCGGTGATGATTCTCCAACCCGACTTCTCCCACGGTTTCTTCGGCAAAATGCTGAAGGCGTTGAACTCTTGGTTCAACTGACTCCAAACTTTGCGTCCGTAGATTGCTTGGTAGGTACCAGCAGTGGTACTCAAGAGCGGTGCATCCGCTTTGAGAATATCTCCACTACTGTATGTGTAGCCTGTCAGTGCTGTACCACCGTAGTAGTACCGTTCCATGTCTTGAATTGTGCGTACATAGTCTCTTGCCATATTATTCGCCTCCTCGTAGTGCGCCTGCTGCGAGTCTGTGAACATCGTCCCAACTCATGTCAGCAAGGTCGTCGCTTGAGGGAACTTCAACGAGTGCGCGTTGCGCACTCTTGGTAATTGTCTCGCCGGCTTCGCCGCTGGACAGGTTGTCAATTCGCTCGTTGAGCGCGGAAATCGCCTTCTGTACTTGACCGAGTGGTTCTCGGCTGTCGAATGCTTGTCGAGCGTCTTCGTCAGTCTTGGCGACCGACTCGGTATTGTACCGTGAATCGAACTGTTGTCCGAGTTCGCTCTTGAACTCCTGTTCTGCGCGAGCCTGCTTGTAGACAGCGTATGCCTCTTCAACTTGCGCGGGGGTAGTGTCCTCCTTGATTACGAACTTGTTGCCGGTAGGTGCTGGGTCTGCGCTTGCGCGGATAGCGAACTTGTTGCCGCTTCCCCCACTGCCCATGTCCATTTTAGGTCGCTTCTGTGAGTCCTCCTCACCTGCGCCTTCAATACTACCCTGCCCGCGGTGGTCGTAACCACTTTGGCCGGGGCCATATCCCTTTTCGACACCATCGAAATGCCTGCGCGCGGCAGTGGTATCTACCCCTGCGCTCTTCGCCATGCCTTCCAACCAGTTGAGATAATCGGTGCTGATGACATCATCGAAGTTGCTCTTCTCGACATCATCGTCGGAGTAAGCCATCTTCTCTTCGTCACCCTCTTCGTCCTTTTTCTCGTCCTTCTTGTCGTCTTTCTCGTCCTTGTCGTCCTTGTCCTTCGACTTACCTTTCGTATGCTCCGCAAGCGCAGGTGGGAGTTCTCCCTTCTGCGTCGCTTCTGCATCGTCGAGTCTCTTAGACAAGCGCTCCATCACATCATGTAGTTGTGCTACAACATCTGTTTCTGTCATTTCTTCAGTCTCCTGTTTTAGTATTCTAAATTGTGCTTCCGGGTTGATGCCTTTTTCGCATATTGTTACTTCATGCAGTTCCATTCGGCGGATTTCCCGATAACTCCCTCTCTCCTTGCTACTCTTGCTCACTCGCTCAAACGCCTGTCCACCGATGCTAAAGGACTTAAGATTGCCCTTTCGCACCTCGGAGGCGACTTCGCGAGCCTTCTCGATGTCGTTCCGTAGTCGGATGACGACGAACATGCCGCTATCATCGACTTCGGACTTCCATACGCGCCCGGAGGAGTCTGTGTACTCGGGGACAACTTCCCCGACTTGGATATTTGAGTGTGCAAGTTGGACATTTCTGCATTGTGAGTTATCCATGAACTTGCGGAACGCTTCATTAAGCGCGCCTGTGGTGATGAGGTCTCCTTGCTTGTCGACCAATTCAACGCTCGCGTAGCCTGCAACAATGAGGTCTTCGCCGACCCCTTTGAGGAGCAAAGGTGAGAACCCTGCTCTTGTCTTTGCCATGACTGCACTTGCGACCACTGACCGCACCCACGCGCTGTAATGGTATTTAATCCGCGCGCATTTCTAACGTTGCTTCATCATCAGTGACG